TGTAACTGACGATGAAAAGGTAGCAATGCCAGTAGGGGAGTATATCCTTGAGGATGGTAGATTAGTAATTGTTGAAGCAGAGGGTATGATTGCAGATGTACGTGAAGTATCTGATGAAGTACCAGCCAAAGAAGAAGAAACAACAGAGGATTTAAAAGAAGAAAAAGAAGAAGAAAAAATGATGGATGAAGAAAACTATGTAACTAAAGATACCTTTAGACAGATGGAAGATAAAATCCAAAACCTGGAAGATGCTATTGCAGATTTAAAGTCTGACAAAGTAGAAGCAGAAGAAGTGGTTGAAGAAAAAGAAGTTGAAATGAAAGAAGAACTTTCAGCAGTAAAACCAATCAAACATAATCCAGAAGCAAAAGCACCACAAAAAACACAAGTGCAATTTGGTAAAGGACAATTTAACACAACACTAGATAGAGTATTAAGCAAATTAAACAAATAAAAATGAATAAAAGAAACGTAAATTTAGCAACAACCGTAACCGTAAATTCTACCTATGCTGGTGAATTCGCTGGTGAGTATATTGCAGCAGCATTATTATCAGCATCAACTATTGATGATGGCGGTGTAACAGTAAAGGCAAACATTGCTTTTAAAGAAGTAATTAAGAAATTAGTAACAACATCTTTAGTGACAGCCGCTGGGTGTGATTTTACACCAACATCGGACATAACACTTACTGAAAGAATAATTCAGCCTAAAGAATTACAAGTAAACCTACAATTATGTAAGTATGACTTTGTATCGGATTGGGAAGCCCAATCTATGGGATTTGGTCTTGGTCAAACATTGCCACCAAAGTTTTCTGACTTTCTTATTGCACACGTAGCGAGCGAAGTGGCACAGAACACAGAATTCTGTATTTGGCAAGGTGATACTGCAGCAGCAGCAAACAACTCTTTTGATGGGTTTGAAAAGCTAATCGCAGCATCAGCAGCAGCAGGAGATATTCCAGCAGCACAACAAGTAGCAGCAGTAGCAGGTGGGTTATTATCTACAAACATTATAGACGAACTTTCTAAAGTAGTTGATGCAATCCCAGCAGCACTATACGGAAAAGAAGATTTATTCTTATACATCGGAAGTAAAGCAGCTAAACTATATGTACAAGCACTAGGAGGTTTTGGTGCAAATGGTTTGGGCGCAAATGGTGTATCTAATATGGGAACACAATGGTGGAACAACGGAAGCCTAACGGTGAATGGAGTTAAAATCTTTGTATGTCCGGGAATGGCTGATAACAAAATGTATGTTGCACAACGTTCTAACTTATACTTTGGAACTGGTCTTTTAAATTCAACAAACGAAGTGAAAACTTTAGATATGGCTGATTTGGATGGATCAAACAATGTGAGAATGATTATGAGGTTTACCTCTGGTGTACAGTTTGGTATCGCATCTGATCTTGTAGAGTACGCATAATTAATTAATTAATCAATTGAAAAGGGTGGGTAGGTAATCTGCTCACCCTTTTTTTTTAAAACATAAAAAACAATGGCTTGTACATTAACATCGGGTAGACAGCTACCTTGTAAAAGTGCCTTTGGTGGCATCAAACGTGTTTACTTTGCAGATTTCGGTGGTATCGGAAGTGTAACAGTAGATGCAGCAACAAAAGAAGCAACTATAGTAGATGCTTCAACCCCATCAGTATGGTTTGAATATGACGTAAAAGGTAATTCTAGTTTAGAGACAAGTGTGACTTCATCTAGAGAGAATGGAACGACATTTTATACTCAAACTTTAAACCTAACATTAACATTTTTAGATGCTAAAACTCAATCAGAGTTGCAAATTTTAGCAATATCTAGACCAAATATTGTAGTAGAAGATTACTATGGTAATAGCTTTCTATGTGGTTTAGAAAATGGGATGGAATGCACGGGAGGTACTGTGGTTAGTGGCGCAAGCGCTGGTGACCTCTCAGGATTTACGCTAACATTTGAGGGAATGGAAGAAGTAGCACCGTTCTTTTTAGCAACAGCGGTTACACCATCAGCATTACAGATTGACCCAACACCAGTTGGAGTGCCAGCATTACCTGGTCAAGAGTAATTAATATTTAGTTAAAATTTAAAGCATCCTTAATCGGGTGCTTTTTTTTTGTTTTTACAAATTACCTTTATTTATACGTTATATAATTGATGATAATATTAACCACATCTGCAACCGCACAAAATCTATTAGTAATACCAAGAACTTACACTAGCACGTTCACTATGGTGTTGCGAGATGATAGCACAAATGTTAGTGTTGACTATGCAATAACAACCGCCACACTCGCTGGTAATTATGTAAGTTTTAACAATGTATTTTCACCTAAATTAGTTGAGGGGCATTTTTATGACTTAACATTATTTTCCGATGCTGCAAAAACAATTGCAATATATAGGGATAGAATATTTTGTACTGATCAAGATATAGACCAAACAACAAATGACCATTACAAACTAAATGAGGGACAGTATACCACATATAATGGCAGCAATAATGATTACATTGTAATATGAGAAAAAGAAACGAAAAGGGACAATTTGCAAAGGCATCTAAATCTTCAGAATTTGGCTTTGTTAATTTAAGTACATATACATCACCAGAGGTTATGGAAGTGAATGGTGAGGAGTGGATTAGCTATGGGGAAAACAACAATTATTTTCAGTTCCTTATAGACAGATACAATGGTTCACCTACAAACAATGCAGCTATTAATGGAATTAGTCAAGCCATCTACGGTAAAGGTTTAAATGCTACTGATAGCAATAGAAAGCCTAATGAGTATGCACAGATGATTTCTTTGTTTAGAAAAGATGTTGTAAGAAGATGCTGCTATGATCTTAAACTTATGGGACAAGCTGCTATTCAAGTTATATACTCAAAGGATAGAAGCAAGATTGTTCAACTAGAGCATATGCCTATTGAGACTTTAAGAGCAGAAAAATGTGATGATGATGGTAATGTACCAGCATACTACTATTTTAATGATTGGGCAAACATAAAAAGAACAGATGATCCGTTAAGAATACCAGCTTTTGGTATGTCTAAAGAAAATATTGAAATATATTACATCAAACCATACAAGAGTGGCTTTTACTACTATTCACCAGTAGACTACCAAGGTGGTTTACAATACGCAGAGCTAGAAGAAGAAGTGTCAAACTACCACCTCAACAATATAATGAATGGTTTAAGTCCATCTATGTTGATTAACTTTAACAACGGAACACCAAACCAACAAGAAAGACAATTAATAGAAACAAAAATTGCACAGAAGTTTTCTGGAACAAGCAATGCTGGTAAATTCATACTTGCTTTTAACGACAATAAAGAAAGTCAAGCAGAAATAACACCAGTACAATTAAGTGATGCTCATAACCAATACCAATTCTTGAGTGAAGAAAGTACACAGAAAATAATGGTTGCACATCGTATTGTATCACCTATGTTATTAGGGATAAAAGATGGTAGTGGTTTAGGTAACAATGCAGATGAAATAAAGACTGCATCTTTGTTAATGGATAACACCGTTATAAGACCGTTTCAAGAACTTTTAATTGATAGCTTTGACCAAATACTAGCTTACAATGATATAGCCTTAAACCTATACTTTACGACCTTACAGCCACTAGAATTTACAGATGTAGATAAAGACTTACAAGATAGTGAGACTATAGAAGAAGAAACGGGTGTTGAAATGTCGGTAAATCTTGCTAAATATCCTTGGGATAAATGTATTGCTGAACAAACAGAAAGATATGGGGCAGAAGCAGCACCTAAAATATGTGGATATATAAAAGAAAATATGTCATCAATACAATTAAAAGAGATTGATGGAAAACAAGCATACGGAACAAAAGAAGAAGCTGAAGCAATTGCAAAGATGATAGATTGCGAGGGTTACCACGAACACGAAGAAGATGGTGAGGTTTGGTATATGCCTTGTAAGTCACACGGTGAAGTTGATTTAGAAGAATTTGGTGAAGATGAAGATTTAAGCGAATGGTCATTAATTGATGAACGCAAAGTTGATTATGATAATGAAGATGCTCTTGATTATCAAATTGATGAACTAAACAAAAAGAACAAAAGCACATTATCTAAAATATGGGAATTTGTTTCTACTGGTACTGCAAGACCTAATTCAAAATCTAGCGAAGATAAAGCGGTAAAAGATGTTGCATTTAAAGTGCGTTATCAATACTCACCTTTAGAAGATACATTTAACAAAGAGGGTAAAAATGTAACAAGAAGTTTTTGTGAAAAAATGATAAAAGCAAAAAAGATATATCGCAAAGAAGATATATTAAAAATGACTACAATGGTAGTAAACCCAGGATGGGGTCCAAAAGGTGTAGATACATATTCAATTTGGCTTCATAAGGGCGGAGAAAAAACTGATTTATATAAAGGCGGAGGTGCGTGTCATCATTTTTGGATGAGGAAAACTTATATGTACACAATAGATAGCAAACGTATTGATGTAAAAAGTCCTAAAGCACCATTAATAAGTGTAAGAGAAGCTAAACGAAAAGGTTTTAAGCAAAAAAGGAACAACCCATTAGTAGGAACAAAGCCTATTGATATGCCTAATGAGGGTTTTTTACCAACTAATAAAAGAAGATAGATGGCAACAGTATTATTTATAAATAGAACAGATTTAGTAAGAAACTCTATCATTGATGGGAATGTTGATAC